TGTCCTGGCTCATTTGACCACCTCATAAGCTCCCATGATATGCGTCTGGTTTCGGATAGCCAGCTTCTCTGAGTTCTTCGTGAGTGAACCATTTGAGTAGTTCCTTCTCATCCATTACTAAGTGCATCTTGCAGCCCTTGTAAGCAGGATAATCTATGCCACGCCTGTATAGTTTGTCGTTCTCCGCCTTAGCTCCGTTTCCTGATTTCTTTGTGTGTTTCAACTTATCACCATAGGTACATGGGCTTAGGGGTATATAAATCTTTCTATTCGATTTTCATCAATTGTTCGATTATATCCTTCGCAGTTGACGTTTTAATATTTATTTTCCTCTCACGTTCACCGTCATCATGCACTAATTCCACGTCCCACCGCTCGCATACGGGGGTACTGTTGTACCACATTGTTATTTTCCTTATCATATTCTTACCTCCTGTCATATACATATATTTCTTTATCTTTATCAAACGATATTATGCCATCCATAATCAAAGGTTTGTGAATACGGTAGATTGAGCCATGTATTTTTCGATGTGTTTTATCACAATCACACAGGTGTAAGTTGTTGATATTATTATTGTGACCGTCTCCATCAATATGATGCACCTTTTCTTCTGGTTTTAGTTTTCGTCCAAGGTGTTCTTCCATGATTATTCTGTGCATTGCTTTGTACTTTCCATTGACTTTTAGAAATAAATAATGTTCCCTCTTAACCGGATAGCAAATTCCTAACTGTTTGTGATTATATTTAATTCCTAACGCTTGTCTTTTTTGTTCCACGCCACCTCTTTCTCTATTGGGTAACCGTTTTTGTAATTCACACACCGATTCTGATCCACCATATTTTATTAGGGTTTCTACCTCTTTATAAGACCAAGGAGTGCGTCGTATATCTCCCTTCGTTCCAATTATCCTCCTCTCTTTATCCCAGTATAGTGAGTGGCATTTAGGGCAAACCGTTGGCTTTTTTGGCGTCCATTCATACACACATCGTTTACATTTAAATGTTGGCGATTCTATTTTATCAACTCATGGGCATATGTGGTTATGGGTATATATTCTTTGTTGTGTATCGATGTGTTATCAAAGTGGGATGATAATATGTTAATCTTCATTGTCAGATTAGCCCCAGTTCGGGTTTCTCCATTCCAGATGACCCCTATACAAAACGACTTGAGATTCGCACATATCTGTAAGATTATCACAATCGTCTCCTTGTTTTCTCGTTCTTTCCGGTTTCTTATGACAGTCTGGGCATCTGTTCATGTCCCGAACTTCTTTCTTGTGCAATTGCTTTCTCTTATATTCCGATAGTCCTTCATAGTTGTATTTTTCCATAATTTCACCCTCTGGGTATTCTCTAATCCAATGCTCAATCATTTCGTTAATTATGATATAATGTATCCAGTCGTATTCGAGCCAGTGCCAGCGACATTTAATCATTCTCGGTGATATTGCCTGCCAATTAATCTTCATCCATGTAATCCTCCAATGATTCGGCCTTACGCCAAACGGTCAACGCTCTCATGTTTGAAAAGCCAGCAATCGTATAGACCCCAACGACCCCGACAATCTTAAGCCGTTTAAATTCATCTGAAAGAGCCGGATGAATGGCAGGAATAAGCCGATGTAAAAACAAGACATGACCGCCTGGCTTGCATACCCTGGCCATCTCATTAAGTGTTTTGACCATGTTGAAATATGGCAAATCATAGAGTTCTTTCGCTTCGAGCTCGGAATAAGGCGGGTCTGCCATGATAAAATCAAATGATTCTGATTTCAGGAATGATAAATCACTACAATCTGCTACATGAGAGGGATTGACAGCTGGGTTTATATCCACTGTTATTCCGCCTTCGTCTCTATGACTGCCAGAGAATAGCCAAAGCCTATCTTTCCCCCACCATTTCTTCCTAATCATATTGATAAGTCCTCGTGGGAACGCGCCAGGATAGCCGTTTGAACTTGGACCCAAAGCCCATACATCACGGTAATAGGGTTTCTGCATTAATAGTCCTCCAAACTCTTGATTTTCTCCATGCTCCTATATGTCCTGTAAGAACCGTTCTAATGTTAATTCAGATATGTATGGGGATTTACGTTTTCGTCTATCCCTATCTCCATGTTCCCCCCCATATTTTAGTCCTGGAACTCTAAAAATTAAGGTTTTATTTATGCTTTCTGTGAACGAATGATAATATACCTTTTTGGTGTCTAAAGTAACCAATGCAAAACCCTCAAATTCTCCAACATTGTATAAACGCTTACCGCCCTTTCCAGCACGCCTTACGTGGAACAGATAAGATTTTGTTTTATAGGTTGTATTGACATACATAGGTTGAAGTGTTGTCTTTACTTGTAGTCTTATTAATCTATTGTTGTGTTCAAGCACGATGTCATAATTTATTCCTTGCTCTGTCATAAACGCTTTATGCCCTTTTGATAATAAATCAAACATAACCAAATATTCTCCACACCTTCCAATACTGAGTTCATTGCCCTTTTCATGTTTCATATAATCACTATTCATAGTAATGACAACCCCCGTTAATATAAGTTTCGGTCAAAATCAAATCCACCGAATCATCTGGCATATCCTTCATAACAGTCATGCAATCGTCAATGATATAATTCTTATCTGACGGCCACCAGGATGGAAGCTTACTGGTCATATCAAACACCCCTATCCCGATAACGCTTACAGTTCGTACAGCTCACAATCCTCCAATCTGTCGTAAGCTTCGGCTCGATTGTCAACGCCCCACAGCACGGCTTAAGAACCCCGAAATGAATCTTCTTTGGTGGATTGGTATCCTTCGTAGTCATCGGGCGATTGCAGGCGCATACGCCGTTGCTGATGAGTTTGTGGCACCTCTTGCAGATTGGTAAGGTCAATAAATCCCCTCCCAGCTGAACAACTGCCACTCAAGCCCATCGCAGTATCCGCAATCACAATCATATTTGACCCATTCATCGAAGCCCCATTCCGTTCCGTCCGACCAGATACATATAGCTGTCTCAAAGATCTCGATGTCCACGAAGCCGCCTGGAAAGAACCTTATCAATCAATCACTCCATATCCATTGGTATTCTTATCGTTATATTCGACTATTCTACGCCTTTTTAATTCTGTCAAATAATCAGATAACTCTTTTGTATCCAAGAGATGAAATTTATATGTCGTTGTATTGCTACCATAAAGTGGATGCGTCTCTTTAAAATCCGGAGGGGGCTGCCCCTGATATAATGATATGATTAATAAGCATCCATTACCTTCGGTTTTATAGGCCTCCCAGTGGTCTATTGACATCATACCATATAGTGCATGCAGGTGTTGCCTTATCTCATCTGTTCTTTTTCTGGAGTCTATACCTTTTATTTTATAATAGAGTGGTAATTTGTTTCGATTGACAAATATCTCATCTGGCATCCCGGCTTTATTTATTTCATAATTGAAGTTGCCCCAATATGTACCTGTGTACAATTTCGCATATTTCGTTTGTCCTGCTACGGTTCCGTTTGTCATTATATCACTTCCCATACCATTGGATTATATCACCCAATTGGGCAATTGTACCATCCCTCTTCAGTTCTCCAATACGTGCCCCTACCTGTTCGTCTGTCATCCGCCCCCCTATCCATTTTCTATTCAACTGTAATTTTTTACATCGGGAATAGACAGACTCAAATTTCTTATTCGATGGTACGAGAATATAACCAGTAAATGTAATATTTGAAAAAAAGAATTTATAATGATATTTTGGTATCATATCTGCCAAATCAACAACACCATTTATCTTTAATTTCACATATCTTTTTGATGTATAGTAGTACCCTCCACCCCAATCAGTGGCCTCTTTCCATAAGTTATACGGTTTGAATGTCACGGACACTATTTCCCCTTCTTTAAGCATATAATATATTTGACCATGATACAATTGATGTAACAAACGTTCCCAGATTTTAGGAGAATATCTTTCGTTATTCCGCATATCATAATTTGGCACGACCCAAAACCCATATATCTTATTTTTTGAATAACCCTTTATCTTAGATAGTAACTTCTTCACATCCATATTACTGACTTGAATTTCAAAGGCAACTTTCACACCATTGCATTCAGCATATACATCCGCTATGAAATCCCCAATTATCTTTTCTACTTCAACATTCTCGAATTTATTCAAATTGTTGATCTGATTATATATTGATAATTTACATGACATGTGCAGTTCGGATTCGGGAGAACCAGAATTACAATTTTTACAAGCTTTGTGGGCGAAATGGTGTATTTTAATCAATCCTTTTTTGATTATAACGGGAGATTTACATCCAGGACATAGAAATGGAGCATTTTCTTTTTTAGTATATGATGCTATTACCTTTTCACCCGTTGATGTTTGGATGGCAGAAATCACATAATCACCTATTCCATTGGATTATTCCGCCAAGCCGTGATATTGACCCCTCATCTACTAAACGATTGATTATGAACTTCATCTGATCTTTTGTCATCCGGCCATCAATAAATGCCCATAGTTCTTTTTCTATCAGGCCGTTGGGATTATCAACCAAAATATCTCGGATAATATTGTTTCTATCATGTTGGGATGTCGATTCTTCATTATCATCCTCATAATTATCAAGACCGGAACGGTTATCGGATTTTTCAACCTCGATATACATACCATCATCTTTGAATCTTATACCCCTCCATATCGTTTTACGGCCTTTACTGGTCGTTGGTCTATCATCTGGCACTACATTGATATTGACGATCCGTGGCAAGGTCTTACCTACCATTGTCATACTCACACTCGGCAAGTTTTCACGACCACAATAGCCCAGATACGCATTATAAAAATCTTCTTTTATAATATATTCATTTTTATCTTCTTCTATGCAATTCACAACGAATGCTCTTAATGAATCGGACATGAGATTGTACCGTTCTCGTGTTTTGTCTGTGGTTTCAGAGTATGATAAACCTCCGTTTGCTATGATTTTAGAAAGTTCGCTCATTGCCCTATTCAATAACCCTGACATTTCATCCTGGGTCGTTATCTTATCAATGATGTGGGGATCATCATTCTTTCCTTCAAATTTGTTTGGGAAATTGATAATAATCCATCTTCTAAAATAAGCATCTGAATCATCTTGTGTTGCTGGTAGTTTATTACAGGAAAATATAAGTTTTGCATAATTTACGAAATTAAACCTATTCTCAAATTTCCTTTGCGCGGCAATAGTATCCCCACCAGTAAGTGCCTTGAACACCCCCGTACTTTTCATAGCGGTGTCTGATAACTCTGAAAATGAATTGACCATTTTCCCATATAAATCAGCCGAAGCGAATCTATCATATTCCAAAGCCTGGAGTGGAATGTTAGACGTGTTTGATTTCCCAATGAAAGCCTTAAGAAGATTTATCAATACTGATTTGCCATTCGATCCATCGGCCACAAACACAAATGCTTTTTGGAATGGATAGCCGCGATATAAACAATAGCCTATCAACTCATAAACTATCTGCCTATCGTTTTCATCCAATATTTCAGATATAAACTTATCTGTCTTCGGGCATTTCGATATAGGATTGTAAACCACAGGAATTTTACTGGTAGCATATATATCAGGATCATAATCGCCAAACTCACCAGTATCTATATCATAAATGCCATTAAGTGTGTGGATTAGATGTGGGTGATTGTTTATTTCATCACGGTTTTTATAAGTTCTGGCTTGAATTTGGGATATGATTTCCCGCAAATGATGGGTTTTTAAATACTGACCTAACTTTTTTGTTAGGATTTCTTTAACTTTTTTTATTCCACCGTGATGATATATCCCATCTTCATAATATAAGATTTCCTCATTATCTATAATTGTAATCAATCGCATTGAATTTATCACGTCTCTGGCTATAATGTCAACCCGAATTTTCCCACTACTAACTTTCCCATCGATAAAATATCTGTTGATAATGATTTCTTCATCGGTCAAGTCGGTTAAGAAGTCGAAGGTCATTGTACATCCCTCAGAATCTTAACACCCTTAATATTATCCTCATTCCAAGTGGATGGATTGCCCCATTGATCCACTATTTCAAATCTATTATCACCAAATATATCGGTCACTTTACCCTTTGCGGTCTGGGTTTCCCCACGATCTTCAGAGATAATAACTACTACTATCTTACCTAAGTATTCTTTCTTCATTGTGTTGCCTCGTGGTGCAAAAAAGAGTTGTTAGAGTGCATCCCACACAACATCTTTTAGCTATCACATGACAATACAAGATGACTATTTAATATTTATCCTAATTTTGCCACACTTACCATAGTTTTTTTTCACTATTTAACGGGTACATACATGACGTATTAACAGTAATACATACTATTACATTACCAATCGCACCCGTATTAGATAGGTTATAGTAGGGTAGTTATAACGTCGTATGTGTATACGATAATAATAGAAAAAAAGCATGTCATCTATGGCAATTTTTTAATTAACAACCCCAAGTTGTATACTCCGGCTTAAACATCGTTAATCTTATCACCGTTAAAGATTACGCTATCTTATCTATTGTTAACGTTAATAACTTTCAACTCATTATTATTAATTTCAAGGACGCAAAACTCATTCTGCCTGGGAAAACGTCTTGTATATCTTATGTATTCAGATTGTATGCGTTTGGTATGCGAATAGTATATTCAAGCATATACTATGATGTTGTAGCGATTGCTACAAATAAGTTGTATGTCCAACAGTATTGTAGCGTACCCTATCATATTATAGTGTTTACTACAATGATATAGTAATCATCATAGGGGGTGGGGTCGAAATTTACCCTGGAGATTTCTACCAGCCAGCTTCTATCAATTTCTTATCTACTTCCTTCTTACTGACTTTGGCATAGTGCTTATGTAATGTCAGGATTGAGCAGCCCAATATATTAGCGACGTTTTCATAAGACAGTTTCACATCCTCTATTAGATAGACGGCCAGCGAGTGTCTTAGTGTGTTTGGTGATACGTCTGGCAGCCCTGACTTAGCTCCAATTTCTTTCATTATCCTGTAGAAGTACATATTCCCTTTTTTGCGTTTTCTTTTCACGATATGATTATAGAATGCTTCGACATCAAAATCTATCTTATTATGTTTGACAATCCCAGGTAATATTTCCCATAGATTTTTCACACCTTTTATTTTCCCCTTCATTGGTCGATACCATCTGATGTATGTGTGTCCGTGTATATTCATTTCCCTGATCCGTGATTCTTTCCGATATAGACAGCAAACGTGCATCCCAGTATACCTGAGCAGTAGGAATGTCCTGTAATGGTCACTATCCTTTGGATATGAACATGCGATTGCCTCTAATTTATCCAGCTCCTCTGTAGTCATTGGTAGTTTTTGTACCATTCATCTCACCTCTATGTTATATGTTATGCGATTGCATTACGCCAGACAAGGATTCTAAACTATTTAATCCTTTTTATCGCCAATTCTCAACAGTGTCCGACAACCGTCAGCCAGCAGCGGGCCAAAGGCGGTCGAGAGGAAATTACAAGGATATTCTAAGGTGCATGGAAAAACTATATTGTTGTTTTCGATAATCGGTTTTGTTACTGGCAGTGTAAAAGGTGAACGGAAAGTAAACTGTGCTTCTACACGAATTTGAAGTCCGATTCTGATTTGTACATGAACCCGCCAGATAGTCCCGTCCACAGCGTTTGGCAGATCACAGTATCGAGTGCAATCTTTCTGAGTGCCAGAGTATTGATAGCGAGTGCGACCTCGAAATCGTCTGGTATAATCATTGTGATTGTGTTTGGCATTAGTAGCGGCATGGCCTTCATAGTGAGATATATATACATTTGTGATATTAAAATTAAACCCTACAAAAGTTATAAATAATCATTAAAACAATGATGTTTCGGTGTCGAAATGGATAACAAACCTGTTATAGAACCGAAGCCAGCGATTATTTTAGATGTGAATCCAGTGGCTGAAAGCGTTGATGTTGGGGTGGACATTGACGGCGATGGTAAGCCGGACATTCATACAAAGATAACCATCACGGACAAGCGTGTCTGGGCGATAATCAGTCTAATAGTCATAATTATAGGGACAAAGACCGCTGGCCTTTGGTGAATCATAAATCAAGTTTCCCTCCCCGAGGGTTGAAACACCCTCACCTTTTTCTTAACCAAAAATATATATATCCCTGAATCTATTAATATACGGTGCTTGAAATGACAGAATGCCCGATATGCGAGAGTGAATTTGAAAAGACTGGTGATACATCCTTATGTGAACTATGTAATTCCAAGCGTTTCTTCAATGATGACCGGCGCGAAATCCAATATCGGTTAGATACCGTTATCAGGATTGAAAAACTTAGAGAAGTGTTCGGAGATGACTATGATGACATCCTTCATAATGACATGGTAGAACAGATAGTCCGGTGCGAGATTAATATGAAGCACTATGAGAAGATAATCGCCAATGATACCGAAACCCCTCAAATCATGGAGCTTTTGCGGTCTGAAAGAAATCACTGGCGCAACCTTGCTGATAAATTGAATCTGACAATCAAATCAATTCGGAGGGATACTAAATTTATGAAACACGAATTTGTGGGTGAGTTCAAGGATTACATGGCAATGATTCTGGCAGGCATGGAAAAGGAAAAGACTGGAAAGAAGAAAGGAAAATAGAGGTAAATAATGGAGTCTGGTGAGTTCATCGACAGGTGCGAGAAGGACGTTGCGTTCTTTGCCCATCACATCCTATACAAGCAAAAGCGGGTATTATCACCCAAACAAATAGAGTTAATCAATGCCTTCAAGACACATTATCATGCCGCTGGAATATCAACGAGACAGGGAGGCAAGTCCACGACATTGGGCGTTTATGATACCCACGAGTTATGTTTTGGAAAGGCGAAGGATGGCGAACCAGATCACACTTTCATTTATGCGCCGATATTAGACCAGACTGAGATTGTTATGGGTGTAATCCATCAATTCTTTAATACCGTCCCATTATTGAAAGGATATGTAGACGAGCAATTGAAATATTCTATCAGGATGAAAAACGGCAATACCTTAACTGCCATGAGCGCATCTGAATTATCTCATGTCCGAGGACACAGCCCCACCAAAATCCAGATTGACGAAAGCCAGGACATATCAGACCGAAAGTATTTTGATGATATTTTACCAAGCGGGGCGGCCACTGGTGCGAAAATCCAAGAGACTGGCACACCGAAAGGTAGGAATCATTTCTATCAACTGACACGTATAAAAGAAGAAGGGTTGAAGATTGTATATCAGCACTGGGAGGAGTGCCCGTTCATCGACAAGGCTTATGTTTTGCGTAGAAAAGCCAGAATGCCGAGGGCTAAATTCGAGGCTGAATTTTGTTGTAAATTCCTAACTGAAACAAATGTCGCTTTTGCCACTCAAATGCTGGACACTATAATATCACTCGACCCAGACGAGCCAGTTAAGATTCCAGAAATGAGACAGTTCTTTTTGGGCGGCGACATTGGAAAGCAGGATGAATCTGTATTTGTGATTCTCGGATGGGATGGGAAGAAATTATATCAGGTCGATATGAGACGCTTATCATCTTTCGCATCGTATAAATCCGTACATGAGGAAATCGTGAGCCTGTATGATGAATACAATATCGCCAACGGCCTCATTGACGCAACCCGTGAGGAATCCTTAGTTGATATGCTACCAGATAATCTAAATGTCGAAGGGATATTCTTGTCATCTGAGGAAAAACAAGGAATAGTTGAGGAGTTTCTTAAACTGGGTGAGGGCAATGTTGAAGTTGGCTATGACCCGCAAGTATTTCTCTGGAAGGATTATGATTTACGCCAGCAATTCTATGAATGGGAGGCTAAAAAGTTGAAAAGCGGTAAGACCAGATACCATCACCCGAAAGGCTCAAATGATGATATTGTGATTGCTACGTTGCTGGCGTGTAAGGCGTACATTGACGAGAATGATGTTGTCGATTATGGGACAAGTGCGATAACTCAAAATGTCAGGCAGGGGTTATCTGTATTAGCCGATAATAATCCATTGAGCGTTTTAAGGCACGACAATCCTTTCAGTCGTTAATTCACCAAATCAAACATCTTCCTATCGCTTCCAGTGATTATCAATTCTTTGGTTTTGCTACAAAGTGATAGAACCACTATCTTGAACACATCGACATTCAAAAATTCAGCATTATCTATGACTATTAATTCTGGCGTTAACTCTTTGGCCATGCCATTCTCCAAATCATTGAAAGACATGACTGTTGTATTCATCGGGAAACGGTATGTTTGTTTTAGTCTCTTTATTTCTGGTCGATTGTGTGTTAAGAATAGTTTGTCAATGTGTTTCTTTTTATGGTCGTGTATTTTGTCAATCAATTCAGTTGTCTTTCCTTCTCTTCTGTCCCAATATAATATTGTAGTTTTCATCATTTCACTTCCATTTTCTCATCGGAATCGGGGTAAACCATTGTGATTGTTCCGAGTACAATAAGACTTAGTGCTAAAATAACATGTATTAATATTCGCTCTTGCCATATTTCTAATGCAATTAAACACATTATCAGTAATAATATACCACCAGTTATGATTGTTGTACCTGTCTTATCTTTCAATGTCATTCAATCACCCCCATATTTGTCTTTGACAGCTTGCTGGAGCGGGGTTAATGTTGCACATTCATAGTTGTGATAATACGCAATGAGTCCACCAACTCTGTTTGACATCCATGACTTTTCCACTCTTTTCTGCCACGGCCATATTATTTTATTACAGTTTGAGCATTTTTTCATCATTTCACTTCCTTCTTTTGTTTTTCCGTGGTCTGTCCCAGTATGGTGAATAACACTTCGGACAAACCCTTGGTTTCTTATCTTGCGGTGTCCATTGATGACCACACCTATAACATTCGACCCCGTCCTTTGTGATTTTTATTCGTTTCATTTATTCACCGCCTTTTTTTGTTTGACCTTCCGTATTGTACCGCTGGCCGCCTGGCTTTCATCATCTTTTTATAATACTTTTTTTGACATTCAAGACAAAAACTATACCCATCATAGACAAATATAGCATCATCACCACATCCTACGCATATCATAGTGACCATTATATCAATCCGTATTATATAATTTTTTGGATTATAATTTCATCATGTCATAAATAATATATACACTATCTTATATTAATAACCTTGTTAGATTATATGTCCTCAGCCGTTGATAATGAAGTCGAAATAGACTATGGAAATAAAGAGCGTGGCTATGTCCAGCCTTTTGACGATTACGTAAGCGAGATGATAGATTATATCGATTCTTATGGAGTTGATGAGCCGAGCATTACGGCCAGGCGTAGTATGATGAAGGATGCTCAGGTCAAGGCCGCTGTCGGATTGTTAAAAGAAGGAGTATTATCATCTGGCTGGGAAATTCATTATGACTGGGATGAGCAAAAAGAACTCGGAACAGAAATGACCAACTATCTTTATGAATCACTTAATCGAATCAATGAACAGCCTTATAGTGCTGGCGGAATCGAGGACTTAATCGAGAAATGGATGGGCGCACTCTGGTATAAAAAGATGGTATGTGAGTTGGTCTATGCCCATGATAAGCAGAATGAATACATCTATGTCAAAAAGGCCAAAGTCTTACCGCCCGAAAGTATCAAATTGCCATGCGACCCATACGGCAATCTCAAAGCCATCCAACAATTCCCTTATAATATCGAGACTGAAAACCTATACAGCACTGGTGATTATGTCGATACCAAGCCAGTTGAACTTGATATGAATCAATGTCTTTTATGGGTCAATGGGGACGATTATAGCCAGTTCAACGGTGAATCTGAGCTTGATTGTGTTTATAAATACTGGTTCTTAAAGGATTTCATTCTTAAGTTTTGGTCTATGTTCGTAGAACGGTTTGGCGCGCCGCTGTTAATCTCATTCGTCAGAGCCAAAAACATGGATAAAGCCAGGGAAAGAATGAAAAACGTAATTATTGAAACCTCACTGGCGATGGAAAAAGACGATAAAATCGAAATGATGGAACCCAAAAAAGAAGGTAAAGTTTTCAACATGATGATTTCGTATTGTGATAATAATATTTCCAAAGGTCTTTTACGTTCATTATTGCTCGGATCTAAAACTGAAGAGTCACGGTCAGATTCCGATGTCGATTTTAGATTATTTGAATTTAGGATTGAGTTTATCCAGCGCAAATTACAAAATCTTACACGGGCATTGATCAAAAAGGAAATTGATTTGAATTTCAATGATGTTAAGCACTATCCCGTTTTCACATTCAGTCCATTCAGTGATAGAAAGAAGCGGGAAATGGCTCAGACCTTCGACCTGTTGGTTAAGAACTCATTAATTCACCCGCTTGAGCCGTGGGTGCGAAGGGAATTACAATTGCCAGAAATGGAAGATAGATTCGAGGACGACTTAGACCAGGCTTGGAAAGCGAAGATGTCCGCTGGTAGCGGGGCGATTATTGCAACCCAATCACCAACGGCGGAGATAACGAGGACGGAAGCCCAGACCAATCAGCGTCAGAGAAAGGGCGTTGGTGAGACGGCACAATTGGCAGATGACCCAGTATCAAGGGTCGAAGCCCAGTTAGACGAAGCCGATAAGAAGTTTGGGGATTTCTTAGTTCCGACATTGCAGGATTCTATTAAGGGATTGATTAAGGACATTGAAAAGAAGCTGAAGGATGATAAGTCAGTTGAGTTTGCCGAAGTTCCTACATGGCTTAAGAATCTGCAATACACGATTGTGGGGCTGGAAGCGGGGTTCGCTGAATTGTTCGATGAGATAATGGTCGATGTGGTACTGTCTGATAATTCATATTTGTCTGGAATGGGTATGAAGCCGTCTTTCGATGTTCGTACAAGGACTGGTGCTTTCAAGTGGATTGATAAGAGGATAGGGGATGTTAGGAGCGGCCTATTGGATTATGGCAGTGCCAATGCCAAAGCCCTTGAATTGAGAATCCTTGAGGACACCAAGGCGATAGTCCAGTCTGGAATAGATGAAGGGCTACGTGGTAGGGATGTCGTTAAGAATCTGGAAGATGGATTATTGGGCAATCGGTACTCGAAAGCCCAATTAAAAACCGTTGTCCAGACGAATACCACAGCCATAGTCAATCAGGGCAAAAAGGCGTTTGCCCGTGCCAATGTCCCGTTTGTGAAGGGCATGGTATTCTATGCAGTCGTTGATAAGAATACAACTGATATTTGCCGTGAGAGGGATGGGAAGGTCTTTGCAATCGATGACCCAGCACTCGATAAAAATACTCCTCCACTTCATTTTTCTTGCAGATCGAGTTTGTCATATATCATTAGCGGACAACCAAAATACAGTCCAGAGGGGATAACCGCAGACATTCCAACCGGATTTGGAGGGGATATTGGATGAATGCAGAATCCTATGAATGTGAGTGCCTTGAATGTGGGCATAAGATGACCAGTGAGAATCATTGTAATGAGATTGTTTGTAGTGAGTGCGGGGGCGAGATGCGAAGGGCGGAACGGCCTGGCGTTGGGTATGTGGATTTTAGTGATGAAATGGAGTTCATGGCTAAACCGTTTGGACACCCAGCAGGACAGACGTTACAGGGCAAACGTATAATATCTCTCATACCAAAACATAACAAATTCGTTGAACCATTCTGTGGTTCTGCAACGATATTCTTTATGAAAGACCCAACAGACGGGAAAGAAATACTTAACGATTTGTCAGCGAACTACACCAAAGCACTCAGACTCTTGAAAAATATTAATGATGACCAGATTAAGAAAATCATAAAAAAGAATTGGACTGGTTCAGCATCGTATTTTAGTAAAATAAAAAATATGACACCGCCCCAGGATGATATAGATTGGTTGCATTGGTTTCTGTATAAGACAACCTTATCGTTCGGCTCAATGGGTGGGTCTTTCGACTCGTCAGACGAGGGGCACACTCGTACTCTCAATCAAGCCCGAAGATACGAGAAGATTCGAGACAGAATGAAGAATGCTACCATCACAAAAAAGGATTGGGTGGAGTGTGTTCGGGAACATGACACGAAAGACACGTTTTTCTATATAGACCCGCCGTATTATTCAGCGAAAGATAAAAGGGCTTCTTCTTTCAAGATAGGGGAAGTAGACCTCAAGGATTTCGTTAAAGTTCTCAAATCCATCAAAGGAAAGTTCATATGTTCAATTGGGGATGAATCGAACTGGATAAAAGAAATGAAGGACGCTGGATTTCGGGTTAAGAAAATCACATCGCAACGCTCAATACCAACACTTGAAACAGGAAACAAAAAATCAACAGCCGACTGGCCACTGGTTACCAATTTCGACATCAAACCACTTAACATATATTCAATGGCAGAGTTTAGCATAGAAGATGCGGAATTAACCGCCGTAGCTCCACATGACACCCTGAAGGCTGACATTGAAACACCCTGGGACGCAACCGAAGCCGAACTCAACATAAGAAAATGGGCTTCCAGCGATGGCTCAGGAGACAAAGATAAGATAGACTGGGCTAAATACCGTCAGGGCTTCGCATGGTACAACAATGATGACCTTGAGAATATCGGAAGCTACAAGCTACCACATCACGACATCATAGATAATTCATTAAAGGTCGTTTGGAAGGGCGTGGCCGCTGGCATGGGTGCATTGATGGGAGCAAGGACACCGATAAAAATCCCAGATGAAGATAAGAAGCCAGTCTATACTCATTTATCAGGTCATTATGAGCAGTTTGAAAAGGACGTTCCTGAACTATCCAGATGCGATGACTTCTTTTCTGCAATCACCCCGAAGTTTGAAAAGCTATCGTTGGCAGATTCTGAAAGAACAGGCCAGACAGAAATCTTAATGATAGACGGCACGGCAATCGCTGAAGGATATTGGAAAAACACAATGTTCACAGCCGATATTGTCAAGGACGCTTTGGAAAGGGCTGGCGGTCTAAGAATTGATGTTGAACATGAGGATGAAAGCTGGGAGGACGTTAAAGGATTCAATTACAAGCCTCGCTGGAATGATGTTGTAAACGGCATTGATGTAAGCGGGGCAATCTTCGATGAGAAGGTCATAGACTGGTACAAGCGAAACCCTGACACCAAAATCGGCCTGAGTGTCAAATTAAACGACAAAGCAACATTCGAACAAATTGACGGTAAAAAGACTTGCACATTTTTAGATTTCAAAGGGATAACACTGACTCTAAATCCCGCCTGTAAGGTATGCTGGCTAAAATCAGCGGAGTTAGTGGAATTAAGCTCATCAGATAAAACTGATGGAGGTACTGAAATGGCAGAAAAACAAAAAACGCCTGAAGAACTGGCAGCCGAAAAGAAGCTTGCAGACGATAAGAAACTCGCTGACGAAAAGAAAATCGCAGATGAGAAACTGGAAGCCGACAAGAAGCTGGCAGATGAGAAGGCTGAAACGGATGAGGAACAGAAAAAGCAGGAGGAAGCCGCTACTGCCAAGGCTGAGGCGGCCAAACCTACTGCGCTCAATGCTGAAATCGAAAAGAGATTCAGTGAAATGCAGACAGAAATCGACACTCTGAAAACTGCAAACACAACCCTCAGTAATGAGAGGTCATTGAGTGAGACGAATGCAATGGTAAACGGCTTGATAGAATCAGGCCAAATCTCTGAGGCCAAGAGAGAGGGAACTACAAAGGTCTTGATGGCTCTTTCGAGCGACGAGGACAGGGCGGCGTTCCTGAATACCGTTGGAGGCCAGAAAGCATGGGAAGCTGGAGAAAAGGGCTTGGTTCTTTCCGAGGACAAAGACAAGGATAAGGACAAAGAGCTTGAGTTCAGCGAGCCAGAAAGGAGGTCATTCACATGAGCGACACGACAACTGGAATACAAGAAAACGATGTCAACGGTAGCGCAATCATAGATACCACTGAGAGTGCAACTGTAGTTGATGGCATGGCTATGGAAATGATGGACAATGGCAACGTCAAGATTTGGAATGCTGGAAAGTATTGCGGGCTTGCTCGCATAATCAAGGGTACTGATGTTGGCGTGTCCAGTGCTGTCAAGGGTGATAGGATTGCCCTACTCCGAAAGGGAATACATGAGGGAATTGACAGCGAGGATGATGTCCTTACACTCAATCAGCCAGTGAAATGTGTTGGTACAGTCGGAGCACTCAGGCTATGGGTTGGTGGAACTGATTATGTCGATGACCTTGTAGGGTATGTTGACAGGCTGAAGGATGCCAACAAGAAAATTCTTGTCAGGCTAACTGGAGGTGCATAATATGCCTTTGGAACCAAACCAAGCATATGAGGGTCTTTTCAAGAATCCAGACGCTATCGATGCACGTCAGAAACAATATCTGGCAAAACTGGTCGGATCAGTCTTGAAACAGTCGTTTGAAATGTCAATCACGCCACATTTATTCGTGTCGAACGCACTGGACAGAAAGGCAGGCACATCTGGAAAGTTCTATGATGACGGGCAACTTATTGCACGCCTGAAACCAGATGGCATTCCAACGGGGCTCAGCAAGATAAAGCGCACAAGCATTGGATATGAACTTGATGAGTACGAAACCAAAATAGCAATCACTGACAGGGCAAAACTCAACATGGATACCAACGCTCAGGGAATTTTGAGTGCTGGCGACCATGCGAGGGCTTTTTCGAGGGCTGTCGATGCCCAGGCGTTCACTCATGTCAAGGCAGATATGGAAACAACCAGCGGTACTGATTGGTCAGCAGCAACTGATACTGACGTGCTTAACCAACTTGATGGGATTCTCGGTGAGGTCGATGACGATGGTTTCAATGCCGACGCAGTTGTTTGGACAAGATTGCAGAGATCAAGGATTTCCAAGATTGGGTTATCATATTCCAATCCACTGACAGCCGAGGACTTAATAAAGAAGGAATATCCGCAGATCAAGAACACATACATCTGGAAAAAAATAAGAGCAAAGAAGCCAGATGGAAGCGGTTATGAAACATTCTTTGACCCGACTGGATACTTGTTTGCAATCGACACGAAAGCGTGTGGTGTTTTCACAGAACGACCAATGACCCTTGAGAATTTCAGGGACGTGGACGCTGGCGTTGACTTTGCTTATGCAAGGAAATACTTCCAGACTGCATTAGTACAGCTTGATGCCGCACACCAACTGGACAGTTTGGTAATCTAAGCAGGAATAGGCTGGTCTTAATGGCCAGCCCCCTTTACTTTATTGAAAAACCACGAGGTGAAATAAATGGAAATCACGAGAAATCAAATTGATAATGAGGAGAACTACAGAACCCTCCAAGAAATTGGCAGAGCATATAAAGCCGAAGGTCATAAACTGGTACTGAATGCGAAAGAGCCAGAACTGAAAAAGAGGCTGTTGTACATCTTTGACAATCACTATGCCGAAGTGCCAGAACCAGAACCAGAACCAGTTGACATCACCGAGGCCGTTGAAGATGAAATCGAGGAAGCTGTGTCTGAGCCAGAGCCAGATGTCGAAAAACCAACTGGCGATTTGTATATCGCTCCACGAGCTTACAAAGATTGGGCATCCAAATGGTCATTCACGCCAGGCATGGATAAGCCGAAACCATTGCCAGATACACTCACACCCGGACTTGAGAACGCAATCAAGACAAAGAAAATCATACCGTATGAGGGGTGAGATGAATGGACATTGACCCGACAAAAACCGTAGAAAAGCAAACTGGAAAGTTTGTCATTATAGCCGCTATCAATCCCGCTGACAATAAGCCATATTCGCTTGTCGTTGACCCCACCACTGGCGAACTTCGGGTCAATGCAGAGTTCACAGGCGATGTTGTAGTCGATATTGACCTTCCAGATGTGTTAAGTGGAAAGACACTCACATTAACTGGCGGTATTGACCAATTGCCAGCAGTGGCTTGTAAGGCGGGGGCTAACATCCAGGCTGATGGTGGGAATGTAGCATCTGAGGTCTGGCTCGGTGGAAATGATGTTGCTATCAATAATGGCTATCCATTACCATCAGGTGAGGACATTCCGATTTCAACCCAGAATCTAAACCTTGTCTATGTCATAGGCACACTGGGCGATAAGATTCACTATTTCGTGGGGTGAGATGAATGTTAGGCTTCGGTAGGAAAGGACATCCCCGCAAGCATGATATAGCAGATGCATTAAGTCATAAAGGGGACATCTATGATGCTCTCATTGGGGCTATCAATGCTTTGACGGCGGCCAATGTCGCAGTCGATAAAAAGACACTTGACGACGCTATTGCCGCCGCTATTGTGGGGATGCAGTGGCAACCCCCGATAATCAGGTTCGAGGCGATGGTAACTAATGAGCCAGCATTGCCCTCGGATGGTGATAGATACATTTCAACCGAAGCCGGAGACATCCCATCCACAACTCAGGCCGTTCTCGTAGATGACGTTTGCGAGTGGGATTCAGGAACTTCATTGTGGATAGTTACCACGCCAGAGGATGGCTGGGCTGTAATCGAACAGGGCGTTGACCCAAACATTGTATGGTGGTATTCTGGCACGGCTTGGAGGAAACTCGGAACGATAGTTGACCATTCCAATCTGTTTAATCTTAATTGGAGCGTTGCGGGTCACGTGATGGACACCGTTTTGGACATGAACTCGAACCAGATTAACGAACTGGCAGATGCTACTCTTTCCACGGATGCAATCAATCGAGGTCAAATATCATACCCGAGCGGAGCGAAATTCACATACTGCTCACAATCAAGGGGAAACGATACAACTGGCGATGGCTCACATGCTTTCCCCTATGCCACAATCCAGAAAGCGATAGACCAGATAGGAGAGAATGAGCACAGAATTATCATAGTTGATGAAGACGAAAACAGTACAACGCAGAATGTTACTCTCCCTGATGCGGTATCTTACAGGTCTGCTACCATTGTATCATACTCTGGTGTGATGTCGTGGTATGGTGGAATCAACACGCTGACATTGGGCAACAACTGGACTATTATGTGCAATTCCATTCAAGTGGGCGGTATTGTTGAAACTGCTGGTTGTACATGGGCTGAAGTATACATGGAGGAAGGCCATCTCTCAACTGTTCCGAATGTACCGGATACTCATCTATATTTCTTTGGAACCATAATGCCTGAGTCTGTCTGGGATGGCATTATCGCAAACGCAAAGAATGGTTGGGCGGTTACAAACAGCTCACCTTCAAAACTGTTGGTATCGGCGGGCGCGAAGTTCGATGGCAAACTGGAAGGTCTTGAACCATATCAAGCCATCGGATATTGTGTGTCTAATGTTAGGGGCACAACAGAAGCACTCGGAGCAGATGGTTCGGACAAGAACCCATACAGCACTCCCGATGAAGCGATAGCAAAAGGTGTGTTGAATGGAGATTCCATTATTACTCTGATGTTAGATGGTAGAAACTCACCAACATATACGGTAAATGTCCCAGACGGTGAGATAGTCTCTGTATCGACATTAGACCCACTTGCGTCATTGGCTACAATCAATGTGAGCGTGGGCGAAGGCTCTACTTTTCTGGCCGACAATATCACCGTTAGTGTTTTGAAAGAAGCCAGCAGTGTTACGATAGGTTGTGATGTGGCTATTGAAGAAAGTGTCGTCAACAAAATCACAGACTTCGCGGAGACTGGATACGCCACACTAATGACTGGGTTGTTTTCTAATATTTTATCAACATCCACTACCCTACTTACCGAAATCAATAACATGGCTGGAGCTACTGGAACAATAATATTCACGAAGTATGGTGTTGAATCATTTATCTGTCTCAATGGCATACGAGGAAACGGAAAAGAAGCGACAAACTGGGCTGACCCGACAGCGGCACAGAGTCTGGCCACAAAGAACTACGTAGATGGCATAGCCACCAAATCTGGAAAAGTTCTGGCCGCAACATTTGCTGGCAATCCAAAGGTGGCAACCGTAACATTTGCCACAGCGTTCCCAGATGCGAATTACAGCGTGTCGATAATCGGAGTTGATGGTAGAAGCTGGAAGGTCGCAAGTCAGCTGGCCGCCAGCTTCATAATAGATAGCGGGTCGAACGTAGCTCTTACGGGAGATGTAAGCTGGACTGCGACTCCGCACTATGATCCGTGAGGTGATGAAAAATGCAAGTAAATGAATTGAAAATTGATGATGGCGGGTGTTTGGAATTGCCATCAGGTACAAGCTTTCCAAGTTCGCCCCATGAAAGCGACATATTCTACAGGACAGATGAAAAGAAATTATATGTCTATAACGGCACGGGCTGGATTGAACAAATACACCATCAAGCAGATGTGACATTGGCTGGTACAGAGCCTGTGGATGCGGATGTTTCAGGATGGGCGGCTGGCGATAGAGGCCACGGCATAGGAACGACGGCCAGGGAGTTCTACATGGTCAAGCGTGGAACGGCAGTCAAATGGACGGAGATGAGTTAGGATTAGAAATATAATAATGGAGATGAAATAAATGGGACACACAGACAAACACCAGGCAAAGCATGGTGTAGGACAAGAGGATGATGTTCATCCGACATTAGACCATGGAAACGTCCAGGGTCTGAGCGATGATGACCACTCGCAGTATCTATTAGAGAATGGTACAAGAGCGTTATCTGGGGAAATGGCACTGGGAAGCAATAAGCTCACAGGTGGAGCAGACGGGGCAACTGGCACTCAGGACATATCGACCGTCAAACAGATGGAAGATTATGTTTCAGCCACTGTACAAGCGATGGTGTCTAAGGATAATGTCATAGCTGGAACAACTGAGGCACTGCCAGCAAACACAAGAACGGCAGATGTTCTTACAGCAGATGCGAATGGCGAGTTCCCAACAATCGATGCAGTCGCACCAGTACTGAGCCAGGAATATCTAGTCAAGGATGAAGGCGGTGGGGCATCACATATCAATGATGGTATCTACACATTGACCACTCTGGGAGATGTGGGAACGCCCTGGGCACTGACACGAAGGGCAGACCTCGATAATGGGGACTCAGCGGCTGGAGCTTTCCTTGCAGTTGAACAAGGTACAGTTAATGGTGATGGCACTTTTAGATGCATCAATAACACTGGCACTGACATTGTGAACACTGACGCACTTGAGTTCAAATACTGGGGCGCAACGATTGACCACGGCAATCTATTAGGTCTCAATGATGACGACCACAGTCAATATCACAATAACACTCGTGGAGATGCGAGATACTACACTGAGACCGAACTGGATAACGGTCAACTAGATAACCAATATTTCCAGGAAAGTGAACATATAGATTCATCCGCTGGCGCTGGCGATGCTGGCAAACCCATCAAGCTTGATGCCGCTGGTCATGTAGATTCCACGATGATAAACGATGCTGACGTAAGCCACGATAATGTGGCAGACCAGAGGTACACTGGTGCGTTCGCGTTGCATTTGAGAGCTGATATCACGTCCGAACACAACGTGCCAGAACAGGATGAGTTCAGTGCATGGGCTGTTGGTGACGCTGGCTTTGGAATCGGGCTTGATTCAACTATCTGGCTTGTGAGAAAGACTGGAGCCGCAACTATCGTGATGGTTCAGTTAACATAGACTGGTGATTGAATGCTACACTTACAGAAACTAATGGAAAAGAAACACAAACCGATCACTGTAAGTCTCGATGGAATGAAACGGGCTGAGCTTGACGCTATCGCTGAAAAGCTCGGTCTCAACCCCAAAAAGTACACGACCATAGCCAAGATGAAAGACGCCATCCAAAAGAAATGGGATAAGAAAAGATAAAGGTGAGATGATGGTACACCAAGAATATCATGCAGCCGAACACGTAAACGGTGAGGACGACATACAGGACGCTACGGCCAGTCTGAAGGGATTGGCAACTGCCGCTCAGATTACCAAACTGGACGATATAGAAGCAAATGCTGACGTTACAGACGATGTCAATGTCGCCAGCACGATCAACGGGGCGACAGGCAAGACCACGCCCGTTGACGCCGATGAGATAGGACTGATAGACAGTGCCGCCGCCAACGTTCTCAAGAAACTGTCGTGGTCAAATCTGAAAGCCGCGCTCAAAACGTACTTCGATTCACTATACATTGGAGCTTACAGGCAATACATATCATGGTCAAGTGATAAAGATGTTGACCTAACAGTGGTCGCCGGCACTCACAGAATCCCGATACTGTTCGCTGGCACTCCAACAAGCATCACGATCAAGAGTATCCGTGCCATGGTCGGAACGGTTCCGACTGGGGCGGCTATCATAGTTGACATTCACAAGAACGGTACGACAATATTCACCACACAGGACAATAGGCCAACGATTGCTATCAGTGCCAATGATAGCGGTGAAGTTACCAACATGAACGTAACCACGGTTGCAAAAGGCGACTACTTCACAATGGATGTTGACCAGATCGGCTCGACGATTGCAGGGAAAGACCTGGTGGCCGTGATGGAGATTGAGGTGACGCCATAATGAGCGAGAAAGTCTGGAAATATAAATACAAAGACGAAGCTGTTCATGAAACCATAGATGGAGAGATGTTCATAAAGAACTTGCATGATACACCACGCACCGCTCAAGTTAGATACAACAAGACCGAAGATTGTTTTTACGTCTATTCAGACGACGTGCTTCCAGACCTTGAACTTGTAGGAGAGAATGAAACATGGCCATAGAATACTCCGAGGACTTCGACGGCGTTACGGCTCCAGACCTCCCAACAGGATACACAGCACAAGGATCTCCGACCACGTTTGCTACGGCAACAGACCAATATCGTTCGTCACCGAACTCTTTGAAAATCAATTCTGGCAATTCTGGATCATGGCGTGGCGGATACAAAGACATAACAGGCACTACTGAAACCGTGTATATGCATACTTATGTCGCTTCTACCAATGTTAGACGAAGGATAGCAACACAGAATGGCACAGGGGCGTGGGACAGAGGCAGTCACTGTCTCGCTGGGATATATTTTAATTCAGACGGTTACATCTATTACTTCGATGGCGCGGTCAACACGAAATCTATCGCATACAATTCTGGAGCATGGAAAGAACTAAAGATCGTGCACGACTTCGATGCAGACACTTACGATGCCTGGTATGATGGAGATTTGATTTGCACTGGTGCGGCTTTCGATGCTTCCGATGCTGGCAATTCTTGCGTCAATTTGCAGTTCCAGACCGCTGATGTCGCCTCGGACATCTGGATTGACGACATCCAGATCGGAGATGCGCCCGAGGGATGGCCCGGAGCTTCACCGACTGGTGCAGGCGTGTCTTGCGGGGTGGGATAAATGACAGGAGAACCAACCGTACTCGGAATGATCAACAAAAACCTTGACACGATATCAGGTGATATCAAAGAAATCAAGGATGATATGAAAAATGGTGCTGTCAAAATGGAGAATCATTCTGTCCGTTTGGAAAACATCGAGACCGATGTAAAAGACCTCAAGAACGGACAAAAAAAAATCAAGGAAAAGGTGTTCGATCATGCAACTGATAAGAAAGTGCATTACAATCAAGGGTACAAAGAAACATTCTCACAAAGAACATGGAGGCGGAAAGACTTGATCGCCCTCATGACTGCAATCGCAACTACAATCGGATTCATACTAAAATACGGAGGCTAAATGGTAGAATATCAGATTGAGGACACATTCACATCTGACCCTGTGGACATGGGATGGAGCAAGTTCGCTGGCCTTTCATTGGATTGGGATACTGCCGAAAAGATTGGCGGGACTATCGGCTCTGACATCAATGCGAGGTATAGTAAATTTCTCGGGAAGGCACAATTACCAACTGACAACATCATATCCCGATTTGTAGTGATGGCTGAAAATGTAGGGGTAGATAGTGCGCCAGCATTGATAGGATTGTTCAATTCAAAGACCGCTATCGGTAAGGATGAATGTTTCGCTATCAAATTACTCACAGATGCACTGGACATAAGACCCCAGGTTTATATCGCCTATAATGATGGGATTACAAAGATAGAATCCACCTCTACGTTTTCATTAACGGCCAGTACAAAGTATGTCATTACATTAAGATACGTGCCCGAAGATGGGAAAGCCTATGTTGGTATTTATGACTTTTTGACCGAAACACTACTATCAGAGATAAGTGTCAATATCGATTCTACAAAATCATTCTCATTAAATCAGGTAGGAATGTCCGAGATGTCATCCACTTATGCAAACCCCGCCGATGTCTGGGCTTATGAGGTCGATGCTTTGGGAGAGCCAGACCCTGTGGTTTATGCTGATTTGTATTGCACGCCAGCCGATGCCAGACAAATGACCAATCTTGATGCTGTAAATGATATGTCAGATTATACCATAGCCCAGATTGAAACGATATTTGCCATGCCCCAGGTAGATTCACGGTTTAGAAGTGAGGGGTATGCCGCCCCGTTCTTATTTGGTGATGACACCCCGCCACTTATCAGGACTATCACGGCATTACTCACTTCGGCTTATGCCGCCAGAAAATCCTACGTAGGCCATGACCCAAACGATAGCCCAGTCTATAAGGACATTCTTAAGGAAGTGAATAAGATTTGGGAGGATTTGTTAGATGGCCAGTTAGAATTATTGGATAAAGATGGTAACTGGATTGAAAGAAGCCAATCAACTTCAAGTGATATGCGGTCTACAACCGAAGGCCAGACTGCATTATTCAGCCTTGACGATTTGCCAGATATAACGAATGTGATTTCAGGAGGGCTTTACATTGGTGACTCCTAAACTCAATGTTAGAATGGTTGTTAGGGGCGGTGAAAAAGCAGTCCGGCAACTCACGATGGCTAAAAAAGAAGTCCAGAAAACTAAACCATTGTGGGATAAAGCTGTGATAATCCTTGAGATGTCTCACACTAAAACTTTCAGAGACCAGGGGCGGCCAAAATGGGATGATACCGAAAGGGGCGGTAAGATTCTACAAGAGTTCAATACGTTGATGCAAACTGTTACCGCGAGACATCAAGATTCTATCAGAGAATACGGAAAAACAACATTGAAGTTTGGTACGAAATTACCGTATGGCCCCACTCACCAGTTCGGATTTCTTCCACGGAACATCAAAAAGAGACGATTTTTGGGGGTTTACGATGAGGATATTAAGAAAATGGAAGAGGTCTTTGAAAAAGACATAGAACACAGATTGGAGGTTGTGACCAGTGGCTAATCAGCGTAAAACCAGAGAAATAAAACTACAATCATATCAGTCTAAGGTTTGCGAAAGATTAGTCAGGATGTTAATGGATTATCAAGATAACGAAGGTGTTAAGATATTCGAGCAGTTCAAAGGCCAGATATTCTACAATTACAAAAAATCAACCCCAACATATCCAGCAATGTCTATCAATGTTAGTAGTGGAAACCGTGACCCGCTGGCAATCAAAAGACAGGACTGGTGGAATATCACTATAACGGTATTCTTTGTCACGAAAGACCCGTCAGAAAATAGCATGGATGACCACTACAAATGGATTGAAGGTCTGGATAGGGTGTGTCGTGTTAATCCTCGCTGGCACATTGACGGGGAACCGGATTTGGCAATTCACAAAGGGGATTTAGAATCATGGAGTTTGGAATTTGGCTCAGGTAAGAGCTATGTAATGTCGGAAACCGAAGCAACTGTGAATGTAAAAACAAAGCTATGCCTGGCAAAACAGATAAGTTAGAGGTGTGATAAATGAATGAAACCGAAAGAATGTTGAAAATAGAGAAAAGGAAATATGGTAATCTAATCGAATCCGCTCAAAAGGAACTGGATAGTGCAAAATCACACAAAGCACCGAAAAGCACTATTTCACATCTTGAACAGCGGGTTAAGTCCTTGACTGGACACCTAAAAAAGATTGATGTCATACTTTCCAAGGATAAGGTGAACGCCGCAACTCCCAGCGGTAAAAAGGGCGATAAGAAAACAGAGGTGAAATAATGGCATACTGTAATCAAACATTCGGAGGATTCGAGGGTGTTGTCGGAAATGGCACTGAAACCGTTTGCGGTGTGCCAGATGATAGCATCGCACTACCAACGTTGGCAAACTATGGAGTCATGACTGATTTCAGCCCAGATGGATTCTGGCCGAATAGGACTAAGAAAAGAGGGATAGGTAATCAGAATATTACCCAGAATAGACGAACGAATGTAATCGGGGGCTTTTCAGTCGAATACGCCGCCGTGGATAGCTTACTGCAGGCCAGGCTGAAATATGCCTTCGGAGCGGCTGGAGCATTGGCAGACCACATCGAGACATTCTTTGTCGAGGGTGCGATGAAAAGAACATCCGCAACCGCCAAAGAACTCAGATTCTTATACAATATGGCAAAGATTGTTGATTTCGAAATATCCATTTCAGTCGATGAGCCAATCATGGTAACTGAGAATTGCATCGCTCAATACGTCAGAAAATCAACATCAAAAGTCTATCCCGCCGTACCAGATGAAACGCTGGCTGATATATTCGCAACTGTCACAATCGGAGCAGACCCCGCTGACATTTCAGAGGATATGCTGATGTACTACGAAGGCGACCCGATACTTGTTGAAGATCCGCTTGGTGTGCCGTCTGATTTGCAGTTGTCTGGTGTCAGTGATATGACATTTGCTTTGGCCAGAGGCACGGAACAAAGACGGGGAATCAAAAGAGGCTTGCCTGGCCGGATGGGCTACGAGATGGCCGAAAAGGTCAGGGACTTGACACTCACATTAACAAAAGACTTCCATGATGTCGAGGAGTATGACCGCATGGTAGCCAATGAAGGATTTGATTTCAAGTTCGATGTTGGCACTACACGAATAACTCTTATCGGAGGATATTGGGAAGGCACTCCGCCAGCAATGGCCGAGGAGGACTTGATAGCGGAAAGCCTGACTGCATCCTTTGAGGACGCAACATACGCATCAATCCCGTAGGCGAGGGGCTAAACTCACCTGAATAAATCCACGAGGTAATATATATGAAAGACAATGAAGAAGAAAAGCAGAAAAGCGAATACGGGTTGAAAGACCCACCGCCACGAGAATACACGACCGCCAGAGGTAGACTGTTCGAGTTTGGAAAGCCAGCTTTAAGACATCGTAAAGTCGTTTCAAAAGTCATGAAGTTCATGGCCGCTCCAAAGGCTGATTATGATGGTATGCTAAAATGTGCAAAGAAGCGCAAAATAACCATCGACGAGTTCATAAAACTTGATGAAACCCAACTGACCGAAGATGAATTAAGAATGGTAATGAAAGATTCCGACCCAGGCCAGCAAGCCGAACTTACAGAATACATGCTGGACATACTTGTAGATGTCCTGTTTTCGACAATCAAAAAAGCACCATTCCAGTTTTCAACAATCGATGAACTCGAAGCTGAGATGGATGACCTGGGTGAATCTATTGAACTGTTCCCGATAGCAGTCAAATGGGTCGCTATGGCCATCGCCGACATTGGAAAACTAAACCGAAAAAACTGATACGAGCCATCAAGTCTGGAAAGGGTGTTGCCAAACATGACATCCTTGTTCTCGATTTCTTAATGGTGACTTACGGCGGGTATCCTGACAGATGGCTCGAACAAGACTGGGGCGTTTGTGTCCAACTCCTAAACGTCAATAGCATCAAGCAATCAGTCCAAGAACGAGAGCGTAAAAAGAAGTCGTGGAAGGATAGGATGAAAGGCGGAGGAAAGAAGGCAAAGAAGCCCCGAAAGAAACGATGAGGTAAACTAAGATGGCAGGCGAAGTCAAACTGGCGATAATACTCACAGCGAGTATGCAGGGTAGCCAGGCTTTTAATCAGGCTGGCGGTGGAATTAAAGGTATTGGAGCGGCTGCAAAGTCCGCTATACCAATGCTGGCAATGTTCGCCGCTTATGCCGCTTTTGAATTTCTTAAGGATTCTATCAAGATAGCGATGGAGTTCGAGCAAGTCATGGCCGAAGCTGGCTCGATTGTCGGAAAGACCGCCGATGAAATGAAAGGATTGGGGGATGAAATCCGTGAGATGTCCAAAGAAATCCCGAAATCACCCAGAGATTTAGGCACGGCTCTTTATGATATATTTTCAGCTGGCATAACAGATTCAGCCGAAGCTATGCAAGCCCTTGAGTTGTCGGCCAAAACTGCATCCGCTGGCCTAACTGAAACCGCAACTGCCGCCAAAGCGGGAATATCTACCATGAACGCCTTTGGCATGGAAGCTTCGGAATTAGAACATATCTTCGATGTCCAGTTTTTGACAATCAAATACGGTATTTTACGTTATGAGGAGCTGGCTTCAGTCGTTGGTCAATTATCACCGTCTGCAAAATCCGCTGGTCAATCAATGGAATCTATGTTTGCTATGTTGGCTGGCTTGACAAAGAAAGGTCTAAGTGCCGCCGAAGCTTCAACTGCATTGGCACGGGCGATGGAAGGACTGACACGACCAGCCGCTATCCGTGCTGCCGCTGAATTAGGAATTAGTTTCATAGAAATGACCACAGAATCCACAAAAGCACGGGATGAATTTCTTAAGCAAAAACGGGCATTGGACGACCTATCGAATAGCTATAATAAGATAGAATCGGAAGTCAAGTCGTTGGGCGAAGAAATGTCCAAGGTTTCACTATCGGAGGCAAAGAACCGCTTAGAAATTGCCAAAATCAGACGTGCCGCTGACAAAGCTGGCCGAGATATGACCCAGGCCGAACTTGACCAAATAGCCAAACTCGAAGATGCCAATGATGATTTGTCGATTAAATACAGTGAATTGTCAGTTGCGCAACAAGAAGCCCAGATAGAATCCACCGAACTTAATAAGACAATGGAAGCCCAGAAAATAGCCACCGAGGGTGCGCAAAAAGCATTCGATGAACAGATAGCGGCGACTGGCAATTTTAGACCACTGGTTGAAATCGTTAAGGAAATCGGGGATAAGTATGGGCATTTAGGTGAGGCGGCAAAGGCTGACATAATCGGCCAGATGTTCCCGCAGATCAGGGCTAAACGTGCTATATTGGGTATCATGGGTAGTGAAGAAGAACTCATGGCAATGACTGATGAAATGATTGAACAGTCTGGTGCGATGGGTGAGGCATACGCTATCAATACCGATACTGCTGTCGCTGGTCACCAACTCATGCAAAACGCTGTCGAAGATTTGAAGATAGAAATCGGCGGGGCATTGATGCCAGTCATGGAGATGTTTTATGAAATATTGGCCTCAGACCTTGCACCAATGATAGAAAGCACATTCATCCCAATACTCGAATCCATGATGCCAGTTATACGTCAGATTGTTAAAGTTGTCGGATTTTTAGGCGGCTTATTCCGTGATTATCCTGAATTACTTTGGTTAATGATTGGCGCGATTGTGGCATGGAAAACAGTAACTCTGGCCGCAACGGTTATACAGGGATTGCAGACAGCCGCAACTACATTATCGACAGCCGCAACCTGGGCGTTCAATAGTGCTCTTTTGGCAAACCCGCTTGTTTGGATTGTGGTATTAATTGTTGGGTTGATTGCGGCATTATATCTATTGTGGAAGCACTGGGATGACGTAACAGCCGCATTATCTGGGGTGTGGGATGCTCTGAAAGGCGTTGGTGATTATATCATGGGAGGTTTCAAGGCCGCAATGGATTTTGTAATTGCCGGAGTGTCGCTTTGGATTGATTATCTTAAATGGCTGTGGGAGGCAATGATTACAGTCGGCGAAATATTCTATGAAGTGTGGTCAATGTCAATCAAGATTCCTTTGGATTTGATGGTGTCTGGAATAGGTCTTGTAATCGACGCTTTACAATGGATGTGGGATATGATAGTCAAGGTTGGCGAAGCCTTTGATCAGTATTTCGGTGCAATTGCAGATACTATTGGGGGCGTTGGCGGATTCCTTGGCGATATTGGCGGCGGCATTGGCGGATTTTTAGGGTTTGCTGAGGGTGGGATAGTAACTGAGCCAACATTAGGATTATTGGGTGAGGCTGGTGCTGAGGCTGTCATTCCGCTTAAGAACGGTGCTGTTCCTGTTGATATTATTGGCGGTGCTGTTAGTGCTGGTGCTGGTACGAATGTCGAAAGCCATGACACCTACAATATCACATTACAAACTGGTGTATTGCCTGAAACTGAAACACCTGAGAGCATAGCTGATAAATTGAGTAAGGCACTGACTGACGCTAAAATGAGAGGCGCGACTGGAGGTTAAGATTATGGTAACTGGCAAGGGATTCTATCTGGACATTGACGGGAAATACAAGGACATTGAGGATAATGAAACGATTGATATTCTGGAATTAAATCATTCAGTTTATGGGACAATCAAGTATGTGGTCTATGATGCCGTCAATCATGCCGTGAACTGGACACCAACTGAGGAATATCCACAACTGCCAGACGATTGGGTGGAGGAGATAGAATGAGCTTGGAAACAATGGAATTTGACACTGTCAAAGACACGTTTGTTAGAGAGGATTTTCCAACATCTTCTTACGCGGCGGCAACCCATCTCGAATGGGGAGTATTAGCTACCAAAATTAGAAACACTTTTATAAGATTTACTTTACCAAAGTTTAGTGGTGAAATAAAATCTATTAAATTAAAAATAGATATTTCTACAATACCTGCTTCACCAACTCTTATGACAACATCTGTTCATTTAATGAAATCCCCTTATGACGTTTTGTGGACTGGATTAACAGTTGGTGCTATTCCCACAAATGAATATTGTACTTGGAATGAATATGATACTTATTTTAATTGGCCTACTGCAGGTGGTGATTATGTAACCGACCCAATTACTACTTTCACAATAAAATCTACTGATTTAGTTGGTTGGTATGAATTTGAAATACCAGTAGGACTTCTTTCATTACAATCTGAACAAACCATTTGTTTATTTTTAAGGAGTCCAGACACATCAATAAATTACGAATTGAAAGCAAGTTCACTGCAGAATGGTGTATATGGCCCAAAACTGTTACTCGAAGTTGAAATAGATGGTTTTGAAGCCCTGACACTAACAGCCGAACCAATCAGTTCAACTCAATTAGACATATCATGGCCTAAATCACAATTATCAGATGACAATTTCACCCATTATCTTTTAGAGCAATCCGATACTGGCGTTGGTGGATGGACAACTTTGGCTACAATCACCGATAAAGACACGACATCTTATGAACATACTGGTCTGGTAGTTCAAGGAGATGTTGATGACTATGATGAAGATTCAGATACTTATCCAAATGGTCGAAAGAAGTATTATCGTATGTCAGTGGTTTCCAGTGTATTCGGTGCGACTGGATATGGCACGGCTGACGCAACCACAATCCCCGCTATTAGACCAGTATCCCTAACATTCAATCCTAAATCAAAATACTGGGACATGGATTTCATAGATGATAACCGTGCCTATAAGCCGTATGGTGTCGAGGTGATTCCATCATGGTATGATAGCCTTGATATTACTGAGGAAAATTACATTGATAAACTGACAGTCGAAGCCTATTTCAGAATCGTTTCGGCATGGGTATTAACTGAAACCAATAATTTTAGCCCAGTCGATTTCGATACTGGTGGGATAATAGTTGGAGATGAAGGTTACAAACCGTATGAGGTCAAGGGCAAAATATATGATACTGGCGGTTTGTATAGGATAGCAACTACAGATAAGACAACTGAACAGTTCGAAATTGTGTGGCCCGCGCCGTGTCCGATAGCCATTCCCAGTGCCCCAAACTTATTAAATCCCCCAAGATTATTGGCGGGTACTCCTCCTTTCGCTGGGGGAACAATCACACCAATTGATTTGTCTTTTGCTTGTCAACAAACTGGCAATTCTGTTTTCAATGAGGATTTTGTTGGCACTTTGACCGATAAGTGGTTCACCTCCATATCAGGGTTGGCGACAATACAATATGTTGGTTCTGACCATATAGAAATCAGTCGTACAGGTGCAGTCTCTACGTTGGCTGGAATATTTAAGAAGTTCAAAAAGGAAATTGATAATTCATATAACAAATACTTCGATAAATACACTGGCGGATATAAAATTAAGTTGGTTGGACAGGTAAATATAAACGATGATGTAAATACTCATTATCTTCGTATAGGCACATCTGGTTGGGATGAACAAGTTGATAACATTAGTAGTGGAGTAAATGTAGAATTTCGTTCAAATATTAGTTCTGTGAATGTATATGCCGCTGCGAATATAGGCACACCATCCTCAAGACTATTATTCACATCAACAATCGCAGATGCGAATAATATTATGAAGGCTGTGAACGATGGCAAGTATTTCTATATGGAAATCATAGCATCTCCTGTATTTTCAGACGTATCAGGTGGTATGATATATTTCATCATGTGGAATATTGGAAACACAATAAACGATGCAAAAAACATAGACCTTTTAACACTGAGTTCTGAAAGATTTATGTATATGTATGATGTTTCAATGCCATCGGATGAACAAAAACATTATACTGGCAGGTCATCTGTTCAATATTATACCACTTCGGGTTCAAGTCCATTAGGAAATATAAACATATATGAATATGAATTAGAAGGGAGAATTGTTAGTCAAGAATATGGTGTAAAAAATCTGAATCTGGACATAGTCTTACCATCTGTTAGTAGCCCAATTCCACAAGCAATACTATCATGTAGCCCAGAATTATCGTCAGAACTTGTTTTGGTGGAGGGAAGGATAAAAAACAACTTTGGTTCGCAAAGTAGAACCGGTGAAACGGATAACTATCAAGGTGAAACCTATGACAACGCAGACCCAATAGGCTTCTTATCAGTTCCGAAAGTGGGATACGTTGGTGAGGATGCCCTTATCGATGCCAGCCAATCAATAGACCCAGAAGGCGGGGCACTGATTTACAAATACGATTTCGGGGACACTGAAACCCTCGAAACATCTCAATCGTCAGTATCTCACCAGTACGCTTCGGCTGGCACTTACACTGTAAAACTCATTGTGGAAGATGAGACAGGGAATAACAGCGTAGAAGTCCAATCAATTATCAAGATATACGATGCAATAGAGCAATTTGAAGAAGTGTCACTAATGTCCCCCTGGGAATCCATTAACGAAGGCTCACCGTCTGGCACAAGCATAACATCCCATCCTGAGTTGGATTATGACACAATCCAGACAATGGACGGCGGGAATCGTGTATTCAGTCTCACAGGCCAGCATCATGACCCAAACTGTAATACCCCTTTGGCAGATAGAATCACCAACGCCGAAAACGAAAAGGATTACTTCAGGATGCTAAACAATCAGGCTAAATTAATAACTCTTGATTTGGTGAATTTCGGCAAAGTCAGGGGCGTTATCACAGACCATAAACCCTCCATGGCAGTGGATGACCAACAAGCCTTCCAGTTCTCAATGACATTCCAAGAGATAGATATAAGGCAGTTCGGAGATTGATATGCCAATTAAAGCAAGTATAAGGGCGGAACTGAATAATTCAAGGTTCAAACATTGGGATAGTATTACTATAACCCAGACGCTAAATGCACTGGCTGGAATAACTATCAGTATGCCCAATCCAGCCGGATTATATACCAATCTATCAATCGAGGACATGCCGATTAAGGTCTGGCTCGGATGGGACACTGCCGAACCCCCTCTTAGATTTGACGGCTATCATGATGACCCTGATTGGAAAATCGCAAAAGGCAATATCGGAATGGGATTATCAGGCCGTGATTTTGGCAGGATACTATTCGATGAACTCACAGTTGATAATGAATTTCTGACTTATGGCAATCCAATCACCAAGGGATACATACTCGATTATATCAGATATATCAACCAAAATTTAACTATCCCATTATCTGAATTATTCCAGCGAAACACAACTGACGATAATTCATCTGATTTCCAATTCACTTTCGCTTATGAGAAGGCACTGGATGAAATTAAAAAGCTGGCCGGATACGGCGGATATGAATGGCTAATGACCTATGACCAGGATAACAATCGGAGATTCATTGTAAGACCCCCCAAAGACCTGATAGCCAGCAACGTAACCCATGCCTTCATTGTAGGCGATAAAACCAATTATCCAGACATTCCAAGCCAGGCCAATATTCATCATGTAAACAGTCTCACAGTCAAAAAACAATACGGTTTCAAAAAGAATTATGTTAAAGTTCAAGGAAACGGGGTGGAAGCTGTCTGGCCGTTAAGCCCGCTGTCAGCTCCGAAACACCTATACCATGAGGATGAGGGACTTTCCTCCCAAACCGATGCTCAAATGGTCGCAAGACAGCTATGGAATAATCGGTCATCTCCTAAAACCCTCGTGGATTTCAGTGGTATAGGCGTTGAGCAATTGAGGGTCGGCGATGTAATCTATGTCAATGATTACCGATACGGCGCGTCACAGCTTCCATCCCACATTTTCAGGCTGATAGGAATAACAGATACTATCACAAAGGGTTCTGGGTGGACTGCCTCTTTCAAGGTCGCTGACTTCGTGCCTACGTTATTTCAATTCATAGACGGTACTACAGGATTGTGATAACGTGAATTGCCCAAAATGTAAGACTAAGTGGGGGACACCCGTTACATTATTGGCTACACTGGAAACTGGAATATATCATTGTGCCGTGTGTGGCGGGGATTACAACGAAAGGGAATTGTGATAGTCATGAACAATGACGAGGCACTCGATAGACGGTTGCGACAAATCAAGGACTTCTTAAAGATATTAGCATTGTTAGTGTTTATTATATGTCTTATATTAGCAATATGATAGGTAGAGCATAGCAAAGCTTGGTTTTAACGGGTTTGGGCGTGTCCTTCTATGCCGTGCGATATAAACGGCTTTTATGACCCCTTTACGCCCTTTTATGATTTGCATACCTGTAAATCAATCCCGCCCTAATATCATCTGCTTCTTTTTGCGTACATTGTGGGCACTGGCCGTAAAATATCCCGTGCTGGCATTGGTTAAGAAAATCATAAATTCCCATCATATTCAGAAAAGTAGCTGGATTCATTCCTATAAAACCGTCTGGAATCATTCTATCAACTCCTTTTCATGCCAGCCTGGTAGCTTAACCAGCGACACAAATACATTATGTCCTTTTTTAGAAACCTTAAACCAGCCATTTTCCACGAAACTATCCATCATTGCCCTGACTTCTGGAATACCAACGCCAAACCGTTTAGCCAGCCTATCTTCCAGTTCGTTTTGATATATCTCAGTGCCAGACTTAACCCCATCCCGCTCACAGATTTTATCGTACATCTCAATGACATCTGCCAGCCTGCCTTCGTTTACGGATGATAAGCCTTCGTCAAATAGTCCCACGAGTTTAATCCATATTGGCATCATGTAATCCCGGGCGTACTGGACATCCTCACCAGTCAGGGTATCATCCAATCTTAATATCATGTGATGCCAGGCAATCTTCCAGGCATGTTCAATCCATCTCTGGGTGAAGTCCTCCAATGATTTTCGGGGTTTTGTACCTACTCGTTTCAGGATTTGAAATGTTTCATCAACCAGATTTTCTAAACAATCCCTGGCTTCTTTATCGATAGTGATAACGACTTTATCTTTCCCTTTCCAGTGCTTATTCACTTCGGCCAGCCGTTTTATCAAGTCATCATATTCTGATTTTTTGGTAACTGGATTTTCCAACATGCCAGTTAGTTCTTTCGACACTTCCAGCCTGTCATCTATCGACATCAAATTATACAATACTATCATTCTCTGCAAGAATCCCCGCTTTACAATGGTGTCATAGAAATTATCCGGCGGATATGATATGAATAACAATGAACATTCAGGATTGAACTCAAGCCACTGGCCGTTAGGCAATGTCGTGCCAATCTTATTATCAGTCGTACCCATCGGATTGAGGGCGATCTGATAGCATAGCATGGATTCTTTTGTGTCCTTGAGGGTTTTGGAATCGAATAGGGCATCCGCCTCATTCATAATTAGGACATCGATAATCCGCCTATCATCTTCAGGCGTGGGGTCAAGTGCGCCCTTTGTGATTTTTACAACCTTGAACTCACCCTTCTTTTTTGGGTCGTATTCCTTGACCATTTCAGATGTTCCGGTCAATGATTCGGGTTTGATGTCAGTAACTATCTGGGCGTTGATATTCAGGGATTCCATGACCTGAAATAAGAACTCCATGCCACGACCCCCGCCGCTTCCAGATGGTTTGAATAGACAGCCTGATATTCTTAAGTCCAGTTCGTTATCCCCAAAATGTATTCTCATCTTTTTGATTGATGGAAGCTGGCCGATTATGATATGGAGTGTGAGTTTCCCGAAGTTCGGCTGGCGTTTGACTTTCCTGTGGAATAATGTAATGTAAGAATCGATGAGATTCTGGCCGTATTTGTCATTCATTCTCTTTCATTCTCCTGAAAATAGTTTCAATCCATCTTAATTGGTTGGTCGTAAATCCATAATCCCTGACGTTTTCATACCCTATGGTATCTTGATTGTTTGGACTGTCTAACCAAACCCGTGCATTGTAATCCCACAGGTCATTAAGAATCCATTTCATATCGTCAATCGGGGCTTTCCCGATAATCTTATCTGCATTTTTACGACTAATATCTCTCAGTTTTATATTATACATTCAATCACCCTCCGGTTTCACCAGCACTTTCACAATCAAATAATCCTTATAGACTTCAACATTGGCAATCTTAACAAAGTCAACATCTATCACATCTTCGTATGAAAGCTTAAGCTGAAGGCTGGCCATCCACAGTGTCTTATCAAACTTGTCTGGCTTGACAATGAAGGCTGGCAATATCATGGGCACATCGCCGTCTATCTCACGGTTCCTATACCTATGCAGAATAGAATTGGCAATCACTGAATTAAGACCGATATGCTTGACATCTTTTGATGACCCCCCACCTAATTCCCTGGCGTAATCAGCAACTTTTCTGGCTTTATCCAACTCAATACTGAAGTCCATGTCATGCTCAAACCTGAACTCTCGCACTTCCAAACCGGAAATATACGGCATCTTATTAAGGACACATCTAAAAACCGTATCCAGTGAATACTCGATGTTGTTATGTTTGCAGTATCCATGAGTGGCCGGATGTGGCTGGCATAGGTATAGGTTCATTTGCCAGCTATGTTTCCGACATTTGCATTTTTTATGTGGACGTGTCAGTGCTTCATTAGTATCGCCAGCATGGTGTAGTCGTGGGCAATAATCGAGGTGGATTATGTCCTTCATTCAATCACCCCTCCATTCAGTACCATAATCATATCTCTCCGTGGCATCCGATACCAATCTTAAAGTGTGCCATTCATGTAAAAGCAAAAACTCATGAATTAAACCCAGTGATTCGTCTGTTATTCTTTCAGGATTTGATTTGAATTTTCCAATATGGAGATGAACTTTGCAATCTTCGCAGCATAATAAAGCACATACGCCCACTATTTCACCGCCCCAGTTTCTTTATCAGTTCCTTCCTCAATTTCTTATTGGGTTCGGTCAAGACTTCTTTGATACGGGATATATCACCAAGTTGGATTTCCAATATTTCCTCCACAGCGTTTATTGTTGATTTGTTAATTACATCAATGCATTTGACAATATCATTCTGCTTTGCCACGACCTTATCAAGATTTATCTCAATCAGGCCAGAGGCATCCATTTCAAGCTCCAAAGATTTGTTAAGCCTTTCGACCTCATTCTTAAGCGAAAAGAGACCCCTTTCGGCATTGATTAGCCTCTCCCATGCACACTGACCGCACATACAATCCGGCTCATGGGCTTTGGGCTGTAATCCCTCGTCAGTCTTTATCGCCGGCGTGTATGATTTACAATCGCACTTTCGGCACGATTTCATACCTCTATCACGATGTTTGACTCTTTCATGACCACAAACGCACAATCCCGTATCTTTGATATTAGATTTCATCTTATTCATCTCCCAACAGGGACATAGAATCGTTCCCCTCTGAAATCTATCATACCAGAATATCCATGCTTAATCATCCACGCTTTTCGGTCAGTCCAGTATAAATCGGTGTCCCCACTGTCGACGGCCTCGAAAATTAGGTTTAGCCTGCCATGACCGAAGTGTCTTTGATATTTTGTCATTCTCTCACCTTCAACGCCTCTGGTAATTCCATTAGTGGTTCTACGACCGTGAGATTTGGCTTAACGAAAACGGGAATATTCAGCCCTTCGGCTATGGTTATGATGTTCCTTACCCATTCTTTTTTAGGCTGGATAGTAGGATTTGTTTGTGCGCCGATTGCAACAAAATCTATTCCATGAAGATTCGGTATGATGGACGAATACACTGGCTCGAATGACACCCAGCGGTTCTTACATCGTATACGCTTCAATTCTTGGATTCTCCAAGTATCATCTTGACAGTTCACAGTTACCCCGACCCATGCATTATCTGGCCAGTCAAGTTCTTTATCGGCCAGTAACTCAGGTCGCTTTGTGAGGAAGTAGAAGATATGTTGGGGGCATTCCTCAATGACATCTATGATTAGTTGGAGCCATTCGGTTTCGGCATAACAAATATCTCCCATAAAGCAGGTGTCCCATCTTGTAGGCTTCTTTCTTTGACATGGTATATCCAGTTTATACACATCAAACGTTGGTTCGAATGGATATGGCATAGTATATCCTTTGACTTTTGGGTTTGCCCCTAACATCAATGACCGCTTGTATGCCCAGCAGTTATGTCCGACCGCGCACGTACCATTTTCTATTCCCTCACAGCCGTGATATGGATTCCACGATTTGTCAGCGTATTCTATCCCCGGTTTCATTTTTCCACATCCATTATTTTGCATCCGTCCTTTTTCACTATTCTAATATCATCTATCAAGTAGCCCATTCGCCTACAAAAGACACCTCGAATTATCGTGTTGAATATATCTTTGTATTGGGGGTTGGGGTCGGAAGTATCCCACATATATTTTCCCCTACGTATATCTTCTACTTCTTTGTATGCAGTACATTCATTAGTACATTCTCTATCCTTATCATAAGCGCATTTCATTTTCCCACCATCTCCTTTGTTATGCCTGTTGCGTTTTCCCCTACACATGCCGCTTCGTTTTCCTTTCTTACCACGATAGGCCACGGCTTTGACGGTGTCATATCCAATCCATGCTCAAGTTGCTTCATTGTAATTTCCAAATCTCGAATATCGATAGTCCCGACCATTACTTTTCTTATCTCGATGTAGTGTTTTAGAGCTTCCCATTTCTTTTTCCATGTCCATATCATTATTCAGCCTCCATGATTATCCTAATATCTTCATGTTCCATGATCGGGTCATCCTCGATAATCTCTACAATCCGTAGTATTGATTTCCTATTGTCCGCTATCACTGTTAGTTTATATTGATTCATTCTACTTCCTCCATTTAGAACGCCATCCCACAAGCAAAGACAGCACCGCAGTTATAACATTGTACTGAATCTGCTGGTATAATATAATAGCACGATGGGCATGATGTATATGATAGTGTGTTCCCAGTTATTATAATTCTATTTTTATCCATCATTCAGTCGCCTCCAATGTTTCGATTATCTTTAACACATCCAATTTATTCCCACCCTCGACATTTCATCTACTATCTTATCACATTCGTCTTTGCCCAGTTCCTTTGCCCATTCGTCAATTGACTTATTTCTATCTTCCCTGAGCACATTCCTTGCTACCTCATCTGAAATTTCATAGAGCCAGTGGTCAAAAAGTAAACGATGATATGGGCAACTTGTATCCATTCCCATTCCAGGCGTTCCGTCCCTCAATTCATTACACCCTGGCCATGTGCATTCGGGTATTGGCGTTTCGCCTTCGCTTATTCGTTTGATATTAACTACATTTATCGCATTATTTCTTTCTTTGATAATTTCAAGTACCATTTTCTAAACCCCATACTATTTTGACTTGTTCTTGTATTTTTTTCCCAATTCCCTCAATGTCCTCATGCCAATCATCCAGATGAACCATAGCATTTTCGGGTGTCTGATATACTTTGAGTATTCTTTCCGCCAGCGTTTCCTTAATGTTAGGCAAATTGCAGATAAAATTCATCCGAGGGCTTAACCCTGGCTGGATGATAACTGGCCGCCTGATGTTCTGCAATCGCCCACTTTCCAAATCCCTCACTATCTCTGATATGATGTCGCAGGATTCCTGGCAGTTCCTTGTTTCGTAAGTAGTTATCTTCCTATTTAATGTCCTGATAGTTTTCTCATGCTTGCGTACCGTTTCATAGACATCTTCACGTCCTGTCTGTCGTGGTTTCCACCCTTCGACAATAAGAATTGGAAAATTAGACATGAGGGTACATCTTGAAATCTGGCTATGAAGTCTGCCATCATGTAATGAGCTATCAAAATCAGTACGCTTCATCTCGATCATCACAATACAATCTTTGTAGATTAGCTTAACATCGGATTCCTCCATATGAATCATCTTGACCAGTCCCAATTCCCTGTCTATGATTTCTTCCATGATTTCGGACGAATCCTCATGCACGTCAATGAATATCAGAACGGGTTCATCGGTCATCCAATCACCATCTGACTTCCTCTTTCCGGCTTCTTCAATGGTGGCGGTTGTTTGGTCATTTCATTTTCACCAACACAATGCCTTTGCCTCGCCCAGAACTGGCAGTGATGGCACTCTTTCAGATGTTCTTTCCATTCTTCGTGAGTCGGGTTTAGTTCGGTCATCCTATCGCCCTCGCAAGTGCCTTAACGCACCTTACAATCTCCTTATCGGTTGTATATTTGGTTTTCATCCCGGGAAAGACTTCTATGATTTTGAAGGGAACTACTGTTAGTGTCTGGTTTGAATTTATCCAATCCCATAATTTACTATACAGCGTTGACATTGTTTTGAAATCGGTTGACCTATCGCAACCATCATCGAGATATGCAAACCCTTCGGCATGATATAAGTCATGGTGCTTTGCCAGAGTATTGTTCAGTCCGATATTTTCTTTATATGGGTCTTTCGTTATCTCACCGACACCCAACGCCTCACCGCCGTAGTTGGACGTTACCGCCAGGAATTTCGTACCCTTCGTGAATCTCTTAACCGTGGATGGCATCCAGTTTCTACGAGTTACGGATTTGTTTCGGGTTACAAATGCCGAAGCAACAGAGTTCATAGAGATTATGGGCATCTTGACTGGCCTGAATGATTCACAATACATCTTATCAGACTGGACGGATGCGGTAATCCATTTTGGCTGATGACATTTTCCCTGCTCTATACAGTAATCGCACATCGTCATCTACTCACTCTCCTTGTCATCCTTCGGTTCTGGCTGGGCATCGACTGGCAATTCTAATAAGTTCCCCCAATCAGGCATATTGTCGGTCAATAAAATGTTGAAATCCCAATCCTCCAACGCCATTTTGAGTGCATCGAAACCCGCTTTATTCAGCGGCAACAATCGTATCTCATCCATTGGAATTACCTCCTATCATAAGCCCCAGCCTTGGCTCGGTGCTGACCTTCATCCCCGCCCTGCGTTCCCTCGACCTTCGCCCCTTCCACTTCGGGCGGGGCATCACTTCGCCCCTTCCACTTCGGGCGGGGCATCACTGGTTGGATTGTGATTTAAGGCGAATCTTGGATTTTGCAATATGAAATCCATCCATCTGTAGACATCTGTTTTGCTGTGTCCGCAATCCTCACAAAACTCATATTGGTCGCATATCTTTTTACAACATTCGTGTGGTGTCATAAACTTATCTTCTTTGCACATCGGACACCATGTTTCAATCGTTTTCATTCAATCCCCATCCTTCATAATCTTGGTTATTTCAGCATTACCATATTGATTTCTGAAATGCTCAATGGCTTCTTCTTCTGTATCGGCTTCATAATTTGTCCAGTCCTCAAATTCAATTATCCAATTACCCATTCAATCCCCTCCATCATAAGTCAATCGCCCGTTCCGACCTCCAACCCCGACCTTACGGCTTCGGCTCTCGGACATTCTCCCCTCAAGCCTCGCACTCTGCGAGACTGTCGGGGCATGGATGGGCAACATCTATGCCACCTCGTGACCTTTGACCTCGCAGGGGTAGGGGCATTGACAGTCTGGGTTGTTAACGTCGGGTGTAACAACTGCAGGTTTACAAGGGGTTATACCATAGTTGGTAAGGGCACAGTCCAAACTACATAAATGCCCCTCGTTCACACACCTCATATCTTCTATGTCCGCCTCACCCATGTCCACCTCACAATTTAGACACTCGTTCAATTCTTCGCCACAATAATTACACATTGCTTTCATATCTATTCCTCCCTGTTCTTTTTCCATTCCTCTAATTCATCAGGCTTGCATTTCGGACATGGGTGGGGCTCATCTGCAAGAAATTTGTGACCGCAATACGCACACTGATATTGACCGATGCTCATCTTTACCGAAATACTATCCTTTGTTTTGTTTGTTATTTCCATATTATTTCACCTCCATGTTGCTCTTATTCAAAGTGACAAGTCCAGCACCTTTGCCAAGTACCCACCAATTCAAGAATACTTCCCTGTCAGCATCCGTTTTGAAATGTACTGTCGCTGTGAATTTGTCCTCGGCTATCGGGAAGTGGTTTTCATAATAATTTGAATTGAATATATCCCTGCCAGACTTGGCTCGGTGCTGACCTTCATCCCCGCCCTGCGTTCCCTCGACCTTCGCCCCTTCCACTTCGGGCGGGGCATCATTGTCAGGGGTTCTCTTTTGATGGCAATTTGCACAATA